GGTCGGTGCGGGTCTGATACTTCGAAGCGCCCATCATTGCCGGCGCCTCGGAGGCTGTGAAGTGCTGAGCGCGCAATGCGTGCCACTCGGCGGAGCCTTGAGCTACGTTGTGAATTTTCATGCTGCGTCTCCGTCGATGGCTTTGAGGTTCTGGATTTTTTCGATCTGGGCCGGGCTGAGCGTGTACTTGCTGCTGATGGTCGCGATCAGGTGTTCTGGGCTGGTTCGGTTGGCATCAACCAGTGGCTGCCATTTGGCGATGTTCTCTTTCAGGAGATCATCGGAGTAGGGCGGAAGAGCTTCGGGCTCAGGCTCTTGCTGCCGCTGCGGACTCACATCACGCGGCGCCTCTTCGAATGTTTTGCCTTCCATTTCGTCGGCCGTTGGCGCTGATCCAACCTCGGGGAACGCCTTGCGCAACGCTTGAGCCTCAGCGCACTTGGCCAATTGGGCGAAGGCGCGGCGCTTCCACATGGTGTTTGGGGCAATCGTGTCCTTGCCGGCCGTTGCGTAGTTCTCAAGCCAGCGCTCGTTTGCGGTGAACTCGGCAACGAGGCCGTTCGACATTTGGCGCTTGACGGTCACCCGGCACCACTCTGGATAGGTGACGTCCACGCCGCCCAGCTTTGCGGTAATAGGCGGCCCGTATTCAGGGTCGCTGATACCTGCGTACTGCCCAGTGCGCGCGGCCTGGATGCGATAAAGACCAATGCCGGGCATTACCGTGTCCTGCATCTTTTTCGCTTTGGTGTTCCAGATCGGCACGATGTGCACAGGCTTCAGCATCGGGTCCAGATGCGCGGCCTGGCAGTAAGCCAACACCATCACCACAGAGTTCTTTTCTGCGCCCGGGTAGAGGCTGTTGCTCAGCACCTCAACAAGTGCCGCCTCAGACATCGCAGGCAATTGGTCTTCCTGCTTCATTACTGCGCTCACGGGAAATCCTTGCCGCGACATGCGCAGCGATTGAGTGCTTGGGTTATTGAGCTTTTGCGAATGCTTGAGCCATTGCCGTTTGCGGACCTGCCTGCTCGACGACTTTTTCCGCCGCGAAGCATTCGGCAAGATCGAACCATCCGAAGTGGCAGACACCTACATCGATGCCCATCTTCTCGGCCAGCCACTGGTAAGCGCCGGTTCGAGTCATGCCGGCCTTCTTCATGTGGTCGTGGAATGCCGCCTTGCTTCGGTTCCGCAGGACTCGCAACTTATCGTCGGCAAGCGTGCCAAGCGGGATATCCGTTTGTGGATGCAGGCCGACGTAAGCGCGGCAGCCTCGACACAGGTAGGCGTAGGGCCAATCGCCGAAGCTGTGACCTCGGTAAATTTCCGAGTTGCAGACCAGGTGCACGTCATCACCGCAATAGCGGCAGTCCGCTGGCGCGGGGATTGGGTTCTTCACGCGTTTGAGTGCGCGTCGGCTGACGTGAGGCAGCGGAGCAGGCGCAGCAATGCGCTCGGGGGCGTTCGCCCGAGGATCGAGTGGCATATCGGTATTTCCTACTGTGTGACGCGATCGGCGAGGGCGCTGAGCAGCATCAGGAAGGTGTAAATCGAGAGGACTCGAAACGAGCCGCGCCGAATCAGGATGCGGCGTGCACGCTGAAGGCTGGTCATCGGAACACCTGGTAGGTGGTGGAGCGCGGCACCTGGCACACGCTGGACGAATCGCGAGCCGCACTGTATGCAGCCATAACCACCAGCAGGCCAGCGGCAAGACACCAGAACATGATTTTCATGGCCGAACCCTCACAGCGATGCGGCCTTGTTTGATGGCCGCCGCCAGTGGAGGAGGGAGCGCCGAAACAGGAAGCTCACGAGGGATACCAGCGCCGACAACCGCGAGGCTGCGTTCAATCTCTTCCAACTGCTCATCGAGAAGCGTTTTTACCGGTGCGGTTGTCATGCTGCTGCTCCTTGCGAGACGGAGGCGTTGTAGGAGGCGTAAATCTGATCGATGCGTGCGCGGTAGTGACGGTGCTCGTTGTCGTCAATGGCACGAAGCATGAAGGCCAGGGTGATGCAGGATGTCGCGGCGGCGCTGGCGTTGGGCTTGCCGAGGTCGCGGATCATGTTGCTGATCTCGCCTTCGATCCAGGTCACCGCCGTTTGATGGTCACGCTGCTGGATGTTCATTTGAGCCCCCAGAATTCGCCGTAGGCGACCACCGCTGCCGCAACTCGCTTCGCCCGCGCCTTGCGGTCGACCAGCTCTTGAGCTGCCATCAAGGCCTGACGCTCTGTGCGTTCTTGCGCTGCGGCTTCGTAGTCGTGAAAGTCTTCAACCTTCGGCGCTTTGGGGCGCCCCCATTCATCAAAGCGCCGATCCCACTCTCGGGCCTGCGCACTGTCTGCATAGCTGGTTGCCATGGTCGCCTCCGTGGTGGCGGGTGTTGATCCAACAAAACTCGGATGCACTCATCCGCTCCGCTGGTTGCCGATGGGCGCGGAGGGGAGTGCATTCGGGTGGTGTCGGGGGAGGGTGACTAACTCTGCGCGCCAGCGTCTATCCAGCTCCGCACAAAGAAGTAATAAGGACGTTACGTGGTTCGAAAAGCGATTTTACTGGTGCTGATTGCCAGCCTGAGTGGGTGTATGGCAACCGCCATGCGCATGGACTATGACAAGCACCGGTGCCCCTACATTGGCGTGCGATTCGACTGGTGGTTGGTGGGTACCTCCAAAGGAAAGCTAATTCCCTTTTTGCTGATCGACGCGCCGTTTTCTCTGGTGGTCGATACCGTCTTTTTCCCATTCGAATATCAATACAGCTGCAACCTTTGAGCTATCGGTTGTCCGCATCGGGGTGTGATCTGGCCGGGGCTGATCTCCGGCTTGCATGTCATTCATTCCGCGGGATATCTCCGCTATGCCGTCATGCGAACGGCATCGATTTGTCAAACCGACTTACTTCGTCGCGCTCTAGCTTGCGCATTCAGATCACACCCCGATGCGCACTCATAGAGAGGATCGGGTGGTTTCAAGGCAGCTTTCAGCGTGACCACCCACGCTCTCAACCATCGCTGCATAAGGGCAGTTAACGACAGGCTGTCGTGGAACAGATCCATGCATTCCGTTTCAAGCGCTGCAAATGACAGCTACGCGGTTTGCAGCGGGACCTGATCATCTTTCAGCATCAATCCGCGCTCAGCACAGAACTGAATCTCTGCGTCGTATCCAGCGCGATTCAGAACCTGCTGACCGTTTCGGTCGTAGATCGCTCGGTGGTGGCCGACGCCGCTCTTGCGCGGCATTCGCTCAACCGTGTACCCATGGCGCTGAAAGCAGCCGTTAGGGCTGTTTGGGTCTGGCATCGTCTTGCCCTCGGTTGTTTTCCCGTCTGGCCCTGTCGCCAAGGCCAGCCAGTGAAATCAGTCGTTGAACCCTGGCTTGTCACCGAGCCGTTTTTGGCGCTCAGCCACCATCGCCTCGGAATAGTCGAAAGCGGCAATGGCGATTTCCTCGGGTGAAGCAGGGGTTGAGCGAGCAAGAAGCCCAAGCATCGCGGCGATGGCGATACATTCTTTGTCTTCATATTCAGCGCGAGTCATGTTGTTGCTCCGTTCGGTTGTTTTCCCAATGCACCCGTCACCAGGTGCATCAGTGAAAAATTCCGTGTTACTCCGCACCCGCTTACCAGGTCATTCCCTCAGTTCGGTCAACACCTCGTCCGCCGTCGCAGTGGGCTGCGCGTGGGCAGGCTTTCGGGCCTGTCGGATCGCCGGTCGCCGGTAGAGGCAAGTGCGGTTTTGTTCATCGGTTTACTGACCTCCCACCGATGGAGCCGGGAGTGACCTAACCGGACTGGCCGGGTAGTCGTTCATGGCGCTGGTTGTTAAAGAGCGGTGGGTCTGTTGAGGCCCTTCGCAGTAGCTGTGTGTCGCTGCGATGAGTGAAATATAGGTAAACCCATATTTTATGTCAATGGGTATGCCCATAAATGTCTGTATTCCCATATTTTTTGGCCGAAAAAAAGCCTGCGCTTGGCAGGCTTCATATAGCGTTGATGCTATTTAAACGGTCTGCCGCTCCAAGTCAGAACCGCAATACCGGCATTCTTGGCGGCGGCCTTGATGGTTTCCGCGCAGAAGGGGCAGTCTTTCATTTCTGATACGGGCTCAGGTGCCCGTTGTGTCGATTCCGGAAAACCACTTGCCATTGCGAACTCTATGGGGCTAGGCCTGCTCAAAGCCCAGATAAAAGCAGCGACCCAGCCGATAAAGGTCCAGCCAGCGAGAAGATTTAGCGCGAATATCGGTGTGGCCTTGGGATGTTCCCCGACAGCGCAGATTGTCGGGTAGAAGTACAGCGCGATCGCGCTCGGAAAGAAAACGATGCTTGCGACCATCGCAAAGCCGTTGGAGCCGCTCCCAATCAGGTAGCTGATCAGGCAAACAATCCCGAGCAAAATCAGGCCTACTATCTTCATGGGTTCCCTCCATCAATTGAGCTGAGATTTTACCATTCGTGGCTGTGCGCCACCATCTTCCCCACCGTCAGTCGCCCCCACTGAACGGCAGCGCTATGCGGGATCTCTATCGCTGCAAATCAACTAGGTACTCGTGATGAACAAGGATTGGGAAGCGCAGGCTCTGTCCGCCTGGCGAAAATTACTCCTAGAGCGGAAGTCAGGATGGACGCCGAGGAGCGGTTGTGACGAACTGCTGAAGCCGGCGGACGAATATATGCGCGCCAGCATGATTGGCGGCGATGGCTGGCGGGAATTGGTGGAGAAGGCGACAGCCTTCTGGGCGCACTCGGTTGAGGGATTTGAGGATTGGAAGTAGGGGAGAAGCAGGAAAAGAGGCTGATGGCTCTGTGAAATTTAATTAGTAAAATGCCCGCAAGACGCGGGCATTCAAAAAATATTAATTCAACACAATTTCGAATGACTTTTTGAACTCAAATCCATCGATACTCATGCTTAGATTGTGTATGCCTGATTTTTTGAATTTTACGTTAACAAATTTTCCGGCAATAACTAAAAGTTTTGTTTTTTGATCTTTTGGGATGGGTACGATGCCTTCCGTTAATACGTCACCGGTAGGGCTGGTAATCTTTATTTCAGCTTTTTCTGAATCGGCTAGTCCCTCGAACTCTCCATAAGCAGCAAGAGTATGAAGTGCATGGTCCTGATCTGATGCTTTATCAAGTGTAATAGGGTTGTGCGTTATGCCCATTAATGAGAACTTATCGTTAAGCTCTGCTCTAATGTCGTCGGCAATTATAAGCGTATAATTGGTGTTTTTCTTTTTCATGGTAATCTTCCGCCACTGAATTCAAAATTGATTGCGCTTGAGTTAGCCGCGTGGCTAGATGAAGGCTCTGTCATTGTAGGAAAAAAAGCAGTTTGTGCAGCAATTACAACATCCTTGATAAATGACAGTACTGGAGATTCCACCACCTTTTCTGGCTCAGTGGATTGGATATATATCTCAGTTTGTACCGAAGCAAGGGCCCTGCGCTGCTCATCGGCCTTGACTAGGGTATCTATCAAGGCGGGCTTAACGTCTAGAACCCTAAGCATGTTATCAACAGCCACTGACTGTTTAATGATGCCGGACTCATACTTTGAAAAGGCGTTGCCGCCTCCTCCAATAATCGCGGATGCCATCCGTTGCGAAAGTTTTAATTTTTTTCTTATTCTAAAAACTTCGTGCGTAGGCAGAAGTCCATCAACCGCGCGCTGAAAGTTCACGGCAAGTAATTTGTTTTGCTTTGTTTGATTGTGCGTTGCTACAGAGGATCCGCAAACGTCACATTTCGAACTTTCAAAAGTGTCCGCCATGCATTTAACATTTTTATAGCTAATTTCCCTGGAGAATTTATAGCTATGCAGATGACCTTCACAGCATACGGGGCATATGTCTAAATTGTTCATAATTTATCTCTATGAACTGAAAAGAATAGTATCATCGAACCTAGTTTGTTTATTGAGAACTTCAAATAATAACTACATTGACGAACATCTCTTTCCGAGGGAAGCTTCTCAGCTTTCCGAATTCGGTACGAATCAGCTTCGAACCATGGGCTGTCAGGCGAAAATTTACACCATTCGGAACCGTTGTAATGTCTCTGACTAAGAGACATAACCAAGTCCGCCAGATCTTGCTCGTCCATGCAATAATCAATCATCTCTCCTGATCCATCCTCTGTGGCGACGTGAATGCCCTTGTATCCCTTCGCGCGGATCAGAGCATGCACAATCGTCAAATCGTGGCATGGGCCATCAGCAATTTTCCGCTCTGCATCGGTTGGATGCGGCCTGGATGGTGGCAGGCGTTTGCCAGTATTAACCATAATGGGTACAAACGCTAGACATTGCTTGTATCTTCCTTGTTCCCTTAGCAATCCAAAAAACACTAGGCTCGTCGGATTTTCCCAGTCAAAAGTTAGGTGAAACTGAATTGTATGATGGCCTAGTGCTAGGCGTCTAATCTGCCTTGAAAAGGAGAGCAGATGCCATCAGCGCGAGTACATCGCCCACCAGAACACATGCCCCAGAATCGAGATCTGTTGCTCCTGGATCTGCTGGAACGTGTAGTCCTCATCCGGGTGCTCGTCACGGTTGAAGCTACGCAGGCGAAGACCGGTAGGGATGCGATAGACCTGCTTCACGCGAAGCTGGCCGTTGTGGTTGATTGCGTACATCTCGCCGTCGACGATATCGCTCAGGGAGTTTTTCCCCACGTTCACGCCGACGGTGGCGCCGTCGCGCAGCACAGGCACCATGCTGTTGCCACCGACCTTCACGCACTTCGCATTGCTGAACTGAACGCCGTTGTGGCGCAGGTCCTTCTTGTTGAAGCGCAAGCGTGAGTTGGCGCTTTCCTCAATTGCAAACCTGCCAGATCCGGCCGCCAGTTCGACTTCATGAAGGAAGGGGACGTAGACCTCATCGTCATCGAGTGGGGTTTCGTCATCCCAGGTTTCGATGCTGCCAAGTTTCACGCTGGGCTGGATGCGTTCAGCCTGATGATCAGACACACCCTTGATCATGTCACCGATACCTTCAGCCAGCCACATCGGGGACACGCCACATACAGAGGCGATCTGGGCTGCGAAGGCTGTAGCTTTCGATTTTCCCCTCTCCAAATCGGAGATCGAGGTCTGTGTGAGTCCGGCGCGCTCAGCAAGCTCAGTCTGATTGAGCTTGGCGTGGCGACGGGCTGCTTTGAGTCGGTCTTTAAATTCCATCCGTGAAGTATTACGGGCGCTCCCATACCCTTGCAAATCGGTATTCCCATAACCTACTATATGGGTATTCCCGTATGGAGGGGCATCATGAACGCAATTTACAAGGGCCTCGTTGACTACTTCGGCACCCAGGAGGCCACCGCCGAAAAGCTCAAGGTTGATCAAAGCACCGTTTCCGGCTGGGTTCGGGGGAAGCACGGCATGTCTCCGGTTATTGCCAAACGAGCGGAGGCGTTGACCGAAGGTGCTTTCAAAAAAGAAAACCTGTGCCCGTCGTTTCCTTGGGCCGAGATGGCCGCCTAAGCGACATCCCTGTCCGCCAATCCGTTGAAGCCAGATTAGAAGAGAGCAGTCCCTATGGAAACGTCCAGTCCAAGACATAGCGCCCAAACCCGCGACCAAGTGCTGGTCGCCCACGCTCAAAACCAGATCGCACGCACCAGCTTGAGCCAGGACGATTTCGCCCAAGCCCTGAGCCGGGAGATCTGCCTGCGAGTTCCCGCCGCCAAGATCTTTCAGTCAAAAGTCCCAGACTTCAATGAGTTGGCGCGCCTGAACGATGTGGGCGAATTCGTGAAGGCGACAGGCCGCTGGTTAAAGCGCGTGCAGCGCTGGCTCTCGGGCGATCAGGAAATGCCGTCTTGGCTGGAAGAGGCCTGGGTGAATGCACTGGAGCCTGAGTTTCGCGACAACTGCATCAATGAGTTGGCCGGTCGCCACGGCCTGACTGGTGCCCGCCAGATGCAGAGCGATCACTGTGCCAACAGAAGCTTCGGTGCACTGATCCGGGCTCTGGGCGATGTGATCGATACCGGCAGCGAAGTCTTTGATGACCAGGTGATGTGCGAAGAGGACCTGCCGCACCTGCCGGCGTTCGCTGAGCAATGCCGTCAGGTCGAGGCTCGGGCGGGGGAGTTAGGACGGAAGGCCGAGACCCTGCTTGCGAAACACAAACCGAATTTGAAGCTTGCCTGAATCGCAGGCACAAAAAAGCCGGGATTGCGCCCCGGCTAATTCATTAACACTTGATGAGGCCGATTATGCATAGCCAACCTACTTCAAGCAATACCCCCAACAGTGTCGCGACACGTTTTTCGAATTCTGAAAACGCGTCGCGTACCACGATGTCCTCCCGCGAGATCGCTAACGTCACCGGCAAGCGGCACGCCAACGTGAAGCGGGACATCGCTGCGATGCTGAAAGAGCTGAAATTAGATGTACTCAATTTTGAGCACATCTATCTAGACGGTCAAAACCGGGAGCAGGTCGAATACATGCTCGACCGCGAACACACCGACTGCCTGCTCACCGGCTACAGCGCCCCGATGCGCATGAAGGTGATTCGCCGTTGGCGGGAGCTGGAGCAGCAGCAGGGCGCCCGCGAGCAGGTTCTGCTCAATGGCACGAAGGTCGTCGGCGAGATCGCCATCATGGAGTGCTTCACGCGCCTGCTGAAACCCGCGCCATCTTGCCAGATGGCCATGCTCACGAAGATCGCCCAGAACAACGGGCTCGATCCGAAGTTTCTCCCAGGCTACGCCGTCGACTCTGCACCTGATGCCGCCGGCGGCTCTTCGATGCCCACCAAATCGGCCACGGCCTTGCTGAAAGACAACAGCATCCGCATTGCGCCTACAGCATTCAACCGCGCACTGGCCGCCAAGGGTTTCTTCAAGCAGCTCCAGCGCAAGAACTCCAAACAGGAAATGGTCGACTTCTGGTCGGTGACTGAGAAGGGTCTGGCCTACGGCAAAAACCTCACCAGTCCTCAATGCCCCCGCGAAACCCAGCCTCACTGGTACGTGGATCGTTTCCCTGAACTGGCCAAACTGGTCGGGAAGGCCTGATATGCAATTCACCGTCACGATCAATCAGGTGAAGGCGTTGGAGTGGGGGCTGAATTCTCAGCAGGCCCTGCTGTTCGCCTTCGTCTACGGCTGCCCGAGCTGGACCAAGCCAATCAAGACTGACGACGGGATCTTCTTCGCGCTGAGCAAGGCCAAGATCATCGAGGAGCTGCCACTCCTCACCGACAAGCCAGACACTGCTTACCGCTTGCTGAAGGCTCTGGAAGAAGCCGGTTTGATTGAGCTTTCCAGTACATCGAACATCACTCTTTTTCGCCTGACCGAGAAGGCGATCGAGTGGAATCAGAAGCTTGATGGGTCGGAAAAATATCCGACCCCACCAAAGAACGAAGGTCGGAAAAAAATCCGATCTAACTCGGAAAAAAATCCGAGCAAGGTCGGAGAAAAATCCGAGCAAGGGTCGGAAAAATCTCCGACAAATCAGGATACCAATCATCAGGGTACCAATCAGGATACCAGTCAGGACTTGCAAGGCAGCCCGGACAAGCCGGCCCGCAATCTGGTTCTTGTGGTTGATCGCACCGATGCGCCACGGGTCGAGATTCCCGCTGACATGCCAGGCCCAAAAGACCAGTCCTGCAAAACCTTCAAGGTCTGGGCGAACTACGCCATGGCCTACCGCAAGCGCTACAGCACTTGGCCCGTGTGGAACGCCAAGGTAGGTGGCCAGCTCGGTCAACTGGTCGACCGCCTCGGCGCCGATGTAGCTCACCACGTCGCCGCCCACTTCCTGAAAACCAGCGATGCCGCCGTTCTGCGCAAGTGCCACAGCCTCAACGAACTGCTGGCCAACGCCGAGAGCTACCACACCCAGTGGGTGACCGGTCAGCGCATCAACGGGA